CTATTAACTTGATAATAATCCCTTCAACACGAGTAAAGGATTCTCTTAGCTCTTTTTGCAGTTCATCTTGAATAAATTTATTTTGTTTTTGAATAAATATCCAAAATGCTACTGCTACAACTAAAGGAATGCCATAGCGTTCCAGTATGACAAGCCAATCCATTTTTATTAGCTCGCAATTAAAATTTCTAAATCACACGCACCAGTATCAGCTTGAGCTTCCATGCTAACAATATCTGCATTAACTGCTCCTGCACCTGTTGTAGCTTCTGCACTCATAGCTGTTTTATGAGTCCATATCATAAAACTATTGCCTGCTGCTAACTTTAAGGCTACTTCATCACTATTAGCATCTGTAATTCTTAAAGTAACAAAATTAGAACCATCATGATTTGTTACTCTTACATACTTAATTAAATCTTCATCAAATTGACTGCCTGCGACATCTGAAGCATGTGTTGTATATAAAGTAATTTCAGATGTAGGGCATGAGATAATTCTTTTAAATATATCATTAACTGTTATTGTTTCGGCAATTGATGTTGATGTATCTCCAACAGTATTTCCGCCAGCTGCATCATTCATGTCAACTGATTCTGTTATTGTGATTGTCATTGTGGCTGTTCCTATCGCCATTTCTTTCTCCTATTTTGCGTCAATTAATTGTCCCCATAAAGAGGTTTTGCCATTTATTATTTCAACAACTTCAACTTTGTAGTCTCCGTTTTTATAAAAATCTATTACAGCAAAAGCATGATTCCAATTAGTTAGTCTTCCACTCAGCCAATCTTCATCTGCTTCTATGTCTTTTAAACAACCTAAACTCCATGCACTTATAGTTCCGCCTGCATTAGTTTTAGTGTGTCTTTGTAAATCATGTGTGTGTCCATACATTATACTTTCGCCATACACATCTAAGTGTTTAAAAGAATGATACTTAGATACAAATTTACCATGAGTAAAATTAAGTTTACCAATTTTTAATAGTTTTTTTCTATTGTATGGATGATATTCATAACCTCTTTCTTTTATCTTTAAAGCATTTTCTGTTTTGTATTGCTCTAAGTAAGGATATCTTATTACAAATTTATCAAGCCAAACTTCATGATTTCCTTGAACAAAATGTCTTTCTTTGCAATTTACTTTATCAAGAGATTTGTCTATTATATTCATTCCCTTGTTTACATCTTTAACATCTTTATTTAATAAAGGAATTAAATCCTCCATTGGTTTTGCACTTCTTCCTTTCCAATAATGCATACTAAAGTGCTCCCATTCACCAGTATCACCTAAATCAATATAAATGTCTGGTTTTACAATTTCTATGGCCTTACAAACGATTTTTATGGCCTTTTTATCGTGTATAGGAAAATGTTTATCAGGAGTAACAATAGCTCTCCTAATAACACTTTGTTGTTTATTAGTCATACTTACCTCTATTTCAAAAAACTATTTTTTATCTTTTTTTTCTTTTTCAATAATCTCTTCACACATTTCAATTCTCCCTTGAAGTTTAATGAAAAGTTCTTTAACTTGTTCTTGTTGTTTTTTGTACAACTCAAGTTCTTTTATAAAATCCATTCATATTTCCCCTTATTATACTAAATGGTATTTAATTGTCATTTGACAAGTTATATCGCTTGTGCCTGTTTCTGCTTCAGCTAAAGCAAAAACTACTTTATTAGCAGCTATAGATTTTTCGTCAATTTCCAATGTTCCTGTTTTAATTGTAGTATTAGTTGCACTTATTGAACTTCCTATATGAGCATGTAATGTTCCATTTGATAAATCTCCATGATTAGAAGAAACATCCATATCATAACTCATAACATGAAAATTTATTGCTTGATTTCCATCTGCAGATGCAATGACTCTAATTTTATCAATTACTATATTATCTTCAATATACCAAATTCCTTGTAAAACTTCACTTCTATCTTCTGCATTTGCATCAACATTTACAGATGTAGCAGGGTCTGTGCCATTTCCAAAAGGTTTATCATTTACATCATAGCCTGAAGAACTTCCTGCATATACAGAATTTAAACTTGATAATGCAAAATGATATCCTGCTACTGGACTAAAATCCCAAATACCAAACTGTTTATACAAACTATAATTACCAACACTTACTCCTGTTGTGCTACCGTCTGTTGTCCATGATGTTGAATTGTATGCCATATAACTCCTATAGTCTTGGTACTGCTAAAGTTCTTACCCCTGTTTTTCTTAAAGGATATTCTTTCATCATTTTTGTATACATTGCTCTAAAATATTGAGCTTTTTCTAAATCACCCATATCTTCAAACATTCTTGCTTTTACATAACATAAAACACTTACATGCATACCTGAATCAAGTCCTGCATTTGTTTTTAAATCGTTAGTAGGTGAATCAACAGTTGTATATTTAGAATGATATGTTATTCTTAAACCACTTGATACATCAGCTCCTTGATAACTATCATATTTTTCTTTTGTTCTTTCGCCAGATGTAGTTGTTGTATCTTCACATACAATTGCAATTCTATTATCATCATTATACCAAGCAAAATAATCATTTGGATATGTTCTTTTATCTGTTGCCATATATCTCCTACGTTAATGAATCATCAGCTGATTCAGTATCTTCTCTTAAAATTTTATGCGAGTCTGCAAGTTTTGGTATCATTACATATCTATCATTAGTATCTTTAATTTCAACTCTTTTAATATCAATAACTTCATCTGTAAGTTCATACCATCTTTTATAACCTTCTAAATCAGCTGTTGATGATGATGTATTATTTCTTTTGTTTGCAGCAATATCATCAAGTGCATCATTAACTAATTGCAACATATATTGTTCGGGCTGCCTTCCAAACATTTTTTCTATTTGGTCTATTATATTTTTTACTGTCATAGTTATTTACCTTGTTGTAATGGTGTTATTTCACCAGCTTTCATTGCTTGAACACCTTCAGTATATTGAGCTTTTAATGTTGCAAGTATACCTCCGTACAATTCAATATCTTCTTCAAAATTTAACTTATACTGTGCTGCTGTAATAGCTGCTCTTAATGCAACTAAATGTTCAGCTTCATCTGGAAAATTATCAATAGAAATATCTAAATGGTCAACTGTAGGATATATAATGTGATATACATTTGCTGTTTGATTTGCAGTTGGTGTAGGTTTAACAAACAATGTTGCTGCATCTGAACTATTACTTGTTACCCAATAAACAGGGTCAGTAGCAGTAGCATAATACATCATATTTGTTGAATCATTTGAAGCATCTCCATATACTGCTGGAATTTTTCTGCAAGGCATATGATATCCAGAATCAGCATTTTTACGAGTTACTTGGAGTACATCTCCAATATTGTCTAAATCCATTGTTGTTGCAGCATTATTCAAAACAGTTAATTGTGCACACTTTTGTTTTAAATTTGCAGGCATTAAGGATATAACTTCTTTAGCTGCATCATTCAACCATTTATTTGCTAAAGTACTAAAATTATCTCCTTCTTCACTTGGTTCATCTAAATTTCCATCAAACTGTGTTAATGAATTTATTTGTACTCCAAAATTCCACGCCATTATCTTCTATTCCTTTCTGCAATATCTGCATCCATTGTTGTTTGAGTAAACTCCATTTTTGTTGTGCCACTTAAAGTATTTCTCATGTTTATATAGTCAGACACTTTACCTGTAGTACCAAACACATTTCCACATTTACATTGTTTAACAACGTTTTTAGGAACTTCAGTTTTTTCTGAACACTTACTGCAATAATATATTCTCATTTACATTCCTGCAGCTTTTAATTTTTCTCTCATTTTTTTGACAGCATCATCATGTGCTCCCATAGGGTCTTTTTTAAATTTAGCTTTAGCTGCTTCCTTTTTTGCTTTAAATTTAGCTTTAGCTGCTTTCATTTTTGCTTTTTGTTTATCTGCAGCAGATTGTGGAGTTTCGCTTCTTGCTTTATCTTTAATTTTTTTCATATCAGATAATAATTTTTTTTCTGCTTCTGCTCCACCTTTAATGCTTCCCACATTCATAAGTGTTTTGCTTGTTTTTTTAATACCTTTATCAGTTTTTTCAGTTTTACGTTCTGTTTTTACTCCTTTAACATCTTTTGTTTCTTCTCTCATTTTTTTGACAGCATCATCATGTGCTTTGCCACCTTCTTCATATTTTTTAGCTGGGTCAGTAACGCCTTTGTCTTTTGGATTTTGAGGCACTTTATCAGTTTTGCCACCATCTTTATATTTCATCATTTTTCCACCGCCCATCATCATAGGTTTTTCCATTCCTATCATATTATAACCAGTTTTGCCACCACCTGCATACTCAGTTACACTTCTATTTGCTCCATCGTTCACAGGTATTCCCATGTTTTTTGATTCTGCTTTTGCTGCAGCCATTCCCTCTGGAGTGTATGGGAACTCTTTATCTCCTACTTTTGGCATTATTCTTTACTCCTATTTCTTGCATCAGTTATTGGATAATTAAATTCATTTTTACTAGGTAATTTACCATTTTCATTTATATATTCCAATACTGGCTCTGTTTTACTGTTAACTGACTTTTTCTTAATTATATATTCTCCACCTTCAACTTCAATTGGGATACCGCCTTTATCATGTGATGGCCCATTTAACTTACCACCTAATTCTTTTTTCTTTGTATGTCCATATCCTTTTTTATTTAAAGATAAATGTTCTTCATATGTATTTGCTTTTACAGATTTGTTGCCTTTATACATCATATGCGGCTTAAATGTTTTTCCACCTTTTTTATACACGCCTTTACTCCTCATTGATTTTTTTAATGAATCTGAATATTTTGCTATTTGCCTACCTGACTTTGTTGCTTTCCTTTTTTTTCTATTTTCTGCAGCTTTTTGACCTGAAGACATTCCTTGTCTTACTTTTTTAGGTAAATATCTATCACCTTTCTTGCCAGATACATTATCCCATTCTTCACCTGTCCATTGGTCTAATGAACGTTGTGATTCAGCTTTGCCTCCACTTTCATATTTAGACATTATCTTGCCACCTTCTTCTTTATAGCCACCACCTGCAGACTTATAAGCTTTAGCAAGCATTTGTGCTTTTCTAGCACTCCATTGTCCAGGGTTTCCACCTTTTCCACCTGCTTTAATTCTATTGAATATACGCTTACGCATTTCAGGTTTAGTATAATTACCAGCCTTATTTACTGTGCTTTTCTTAGCCATCTTAATCTAAATATTCAATATGAAACACAAACTCCAAATCATCAGTTGCTGCATAATCTATATTATCTCCATCATTTACAATTGCTGTAAAATATACACTTGTTGAACCTGGTTCAGCTTTTAATAGCATTGGCAATGATTTCCATGTACTATTATCGGTATTTCCTGCTGATGTTGCTATTGAAGCACTTCCACTATTTTGTGCAAAAACAACTTGACCATCAGTATGTTGCCAATCAACTGCACCAATAACTTTTGCAGCTTGTAAATTTGCATCTGTAATATCTGTAGCACTACCTGCAGTTCCAAAATTTGTTTGAACTTGCATAAAAATAATATCCATTGCAGCTGATTCTTGGTCTTTATCAATTACAGTTATTCCGACTAATTTTGAAACTCCCCCTCTATTAGAAACAGCATTAGGAATTTCTGTTGCATCAAAAATTGCATCATTATCATCAGTTTGTCCAGCTATTACTGTAGGGGTTACTCTTATTATGTTACCACCTGGGTATGGCATAACCTTCTCCTTGTTTATAAAATTATCATTGTCTTATGTAGATTCGGGAGCCACCCTTTATACGATAGCTCCCATAGTTCTACAAAACTATTAAACCTTATTGATTCGGTTTAAGCATTATTGTCTAGCTCAATGTACTCAACGATATAACACATTGCACCAGCTGAAAAAGCTCCGCCTGCTCCAATTGTTCTAAAATGAACATCTGTAGTGGCAGCTCTATAAGAGGCTGCAAAAGTTCCAAGTATTGCAGTACCACCCAAGGCAGCAGTAAGAACATCATCAGTTGATGAGCCTATTCCTGCAGCTACGGATGTGCCAGAGCCTTCAAGACAATCAGCATCAAGAGTTCCAGTAAACTGAGTCCCTCCTGCCGCTGTCCCTACACTAACTCCCACAGTACCACTTGCAACTGTAAGTGCTGAATGAACCACAGCTGTTAGTCTAGTAATAATAGCATTCTGAGGAACTTCAATTGCCCCAGAATCAATATTAGCAGACGAAGCTGTAAATTCAATTATCTTTGATTTTATTTTAACAACACCTGTATTTGGTGGTAAAGCTACACTATTACTATTTTGATTTAATACATCACTTCTCATCTTACACACCCTCCAAATTAATAAGTGCATGAGTTTCAGGAAGAGTTACCTCAAGACCTGCTTCTGTTAGAATCATGTCTTTTCTTAAATCTTCATCAGCTTGTTGCACATTAGTTGTGATTGAAGTATCTCTGTTAACACCGTTGCCAACAAGAGGCCTGTATGATACGTGGTCTAAATCAACCATCGCCATAAATCCAGCAGAAAAACCTCTAAATAAAGGTTCTGCTACAAGAGTTACGTCACCATGAACAGTTTGCACTTTATTAACTAAATGTCCAAAAGAACCTTGACTTGCTGGGAAATTATATCTTTGGTCACCATCAGTCATTGAACCGCTTATAAAAGCACCTGAACCTAGTTTATTAAAATGCGATATTACTGGTCTTGAAGCTAAAGCTAATTTAGCTCTACTTCCACCCCTTGCAGGGTCAAAGATAACTTCAAAATCAGATAACATATCATCATATGTCCATTGTGCAGCTTCATTAGATTTGTAGTATGGTTTGCCTTCATTATATGATAATTGACCTCCATCATTTACAATGTTAGCATAACCATTATAAATAATGCTTCCAACAATACCATCTGTGTATTGAATGCCACCTGCACTACCTCTTTGTCCAAAAAGCATAGCTCTTTCAATGTCAATTTTATGTTCTCTTAATTTAAGATTCCATATTCTTTGCCATTCATCAGCATAACCTCTGTATACTGTAGCTCTTGCTGTATTAGTCATTTCACAAGCTGTTTTAAAGATTTGAGTAAATCCATAATCATTATCAAGCTCTTGTGAAAATACATCTGGAGCACCTGAACCTTGCTCAAAAGACGTACCAATTACAGTACATTTTGAATCATCAGCTAATGCTAAGGTTGCACCTCCAATAACTGATATTGATGTTACATTACATGTTGTTTGTGTTGCAGATGATGAATTATCAACTGAATCAATACGAACATTACATGTAGTTGGTACATCATTGCCATCTACATCACCGATAGCAACAACCATTCCTGGTATTAGCCAATCAACACCATCGCCACCTGCTGTGTCAAAAACAACAGTATCTGCACTTCCAGCTGCAACTAATGTGATTCCACCTTTTAATAAAAAGCTTCTGTCAGTCATTGCAACTTTTGTTCTATCTTCCAAAAATCTGAATTGAGAATCAGATGTTGGAACTTTTCCTACTTTTGACAAATATACAAAAAATGGAGATTCTTCTGGGGATAAATCAGCGACCCTGTCGCTAAAGTCATACAGTCTACGTGTACTTAAACTAGCACTATCAACCGTACCGCTCCCAGGAGTTCCAAATTTTACTTGTCCACCTTTATAAGTAGCCATTATTTCTCCTTGTTTACTTTACTATTATTTACAATACATTGCTTCGAGCTCCTGCTTTAATAATACCGTCCCACATTTCATCTGCATCGCTTTTTCTAGTAGGTTGCTCACCATTTAAAACACCAGCTTGTTGAGGAACCGCTTGATTTTGGCGAATAGCATCAAGAGGACTTTCATTATTAGCAGTTTCAGGATTATTTACAGCACGCCACATATTTATAGCACCATCAACACCATACTCAGCAGGATTTTTTTCAGCAAATTGTATAAATGATTCAATTTCACTATCATTTAGTCCTTTTTGACTAAGTTCAGATTTTAATTGATTTACACCTACTTGCTTTTGTAATCCTTGCATTTGTTGATTTACGCCTTGATTTATAGCTTGTTGTAGTTCCTGTTGTCGAAACTGATACGATTTAGACGATGGGTCATTATAGGCTTCCCAAGGGTCGAACTCATCTTTATCTAAAGCTACTTGCTGTTCAGCTTGTGGTTGGCCACCTTGTACCATTGTTTTGATGTTTTCAACAACATCTGGTCGTGACTCCAAAAACTTACCAACTTGTTCGTATTTCTTTAGACTTTGATTTTCAGCATAGAGCTTATCCTTTTCTGATTGAAAATACTTTGCTTGTGATTGCCAATCATTAGAACCCTCTTGCTGTTGTCCACCTTCATCTTGCCCTACATTATCATTGATTTCACCTTGATTTCCAAGATTTTCATTTTCTAATGCGTTATCCATTATTCTTCTCCTTGTTGTGATTTCTCGACTTTTTCTTGAGTTTGACCACGTAAACGTAATTTCTCTGATTCGAGTTTAACCACATTGGTTAGTTTATTGACTGCATCCTTATTAGCAGTCCTTGTATTCAATTCATTTTCTTTAAGTGTACCTTTAAATTTCTCTACTTCAGTTCTTTTTCTAGCTGATATTGATTCTCTATGAGCTGTTTGTAAATCGCCAGATAAATTCTTAATTTGTTCTTGTGCAGAAGCTAATTGTTGTTGTAATTGTTGCACAGTATCCATTCTTTGTAATACACCTTCTTTATCAAATATATCAGTTTTCATTAATGCTTCTGTTCTATCAATAAGACCCATTTTAAATGCTTCCATATATATTGACCATTCGCCCCATCTATTTGATGGCATTGTTGAATTACCAATAATGTTAACATCATATTGTCCAATAGTTAAGTCGTTATGCAACTCACCAATCGCTTGTGACTTATCATTATAAAAATTAACCATATACTCAGACATATCATTATTTGGTTGCACTATTCTAAATGTTTTCTTATATGTATATTGTTCTTTTGCAAGATTATAAATAACCTTACCTAATCTTTTTAAACTACCTTCAATATCTCTTAATTTAGACTTACTACGTCTTTGACCAAAATCCTCCATCATCATTGTTGCTGAAGATGTTTGTGGTGCAGCCTCTGCATTTCCTTGCATCATTTCAAATATACCCATATTTAAATCAATATATTTTTCAATCATAGGTGGCAAGTTTAATATTGAATTAGATAAAGGAGAAGGCTGTGGAAAATGCGGTTCACCCATTGACGGGTCATATTCAATTGTTGCATTAGGATTAGCCCAATCTCTTTCTAATTCTTCAATATCATCAACACTTCCTTGCGGTATAAGTAATTTTAAACCAGCAGATGATTGTGCATGTGATGTAATAAGTGACATTACTTTATTTAAATATTTTTGAAAATCTTTGTTTTTTCTAACATCACTCATTGGATATGGAGTATTTGTCCATATGTTTGGAACTGGCACAATCGGATACTTGTCTGTATTTAAAACATATTCATATAATACAATTTGTCCTAATGTGCATGTAATTTTAATTCTTGTTTGCATAACTTCAACAACATCAATAAGTCCGTTTTTAGCAGCTTCAATAACTTTATCATCTTCCATAAACTTACG